CTAAAACCAGATGACAAACCAATTGGTTCATTTGTGTTTATGGGCCCAACTGGTACAGGTAAAACTGAAACAGCAAAAGCTCTTTCAACACACTTAGGAGTTCCGCTTGTACGTTTTGATATGAGTGAATTCCAAGAGAAACATAGTGTTGCTAAACTTATTGGTGCACCTCCAGGTTATGTAGGCTTTGAAGATGACGCAGGTCAGATGATTGTAAAACTACAAGAAAATCCAAACTGTGTATTGTTGCTAGACGAAATTGAAAAAGCTCATCCAGATGTTGCTAGTATACTATTACAACTAATGGATAATGGTAAAATTACTGGTAGCAATGGAAAAGAAGCAGATGCTCGCAATGTTGTATTAATTCTTACAACAAACTTAGGTGCAGCTGAAGCAGAGAAAAATTCAATTGGTTTTGGATCTGAAGAAACTGAATACGAAGATAAAAGCATGAAAGAATACTTTAAACCAGAGTTTAGAAATAGATTAGATGCTACAATTACGTTTGCTAAACTAGGCAAGCCAGTAATGCTTAAAATTGTAGGCAAGTTTATGAAAGAACTTAAAGACCAAGTTAAGCAAAAAGATGTAAAATTTACAATTACAGACGAAGCACTTGATTACTTAGTAGACAAAGGATTTGATCCTAAAATGGGTGCAAGACCTTTGCAGCGTGTTATTGACAAAGATATTAAGCGTCCACTATCACGAGCATTACTATTTGGTGATCTCAAAAATGGCGGTACAATTATTATTAAACTTGTTGATGATAAAATTGAACTGGAAGTAGAAAAAGTTGTTGAAGAAGTGTGAAACTACAAAACTACACTACGGACGATATCTTTACAAAGTTGTTGTCCGTAGTCCACTAGCAAGTGTGTTTAGAACTGAAATGCAACGTAATGGCAAACTAAGCTATGCACGTAGCCAAATTGACAGTTATAAACTTTCAGCAAAACTAGGATTACCGTTAAAGAAAACTACGTGGCGTAGTGAGTTGCATCTTGATTCTAATGACATAACAGATGCTGATAAAATTTGCAGATTGTTATTACACAGTAAAGAATATTTGGTACGTTGTGAATATAATACACTAATAATCTATAGTAATGATAAAAAACTTCTAACTACAATTTCAAAGTTTGCAATTGCTGAAGAGTTTTGGGAGCCTGATACTAACTGTATTACTTTCTTACAAAAAAATACAAACACTATAATTAGTGACAAAAAAACAAACTTTCCAATTAAATTAACGTTTGGGCAGAAACCAGCAAAACGTTCAATGGGTACATGGTTACAAAACAACACTGACAAAGCACGTTGCGGGCCTTTGTTGATGAAAAACTTTCTAAATAGAGAACGTTGGATCAAAGGACAATATATTTTTGTACGTGACGAAAAAGTTTTATTCATGGTACAACTAATTTGCGGTGACAATATTACCCGTATCGATAAAATTGTGTACAAGGATGATATTGATAAATAGTATTAATAAACCTATAAGGATACATCATGGAACATTTTGTAAGATTAGTAATGGAAAAGACTCAAGTCAAACTAGACGAAAGTATTTTTACAGAACAAAACATTTATGAAGCAGTAGAAAATACCTATGTTGAACTACCGCTGCCACGTGAACTTAGCGAGTCCGAAGCAGACGAATATGCACAGCGTTTAGCTGACCTTATGTTTGAAAACGGCCACGAAGATTTTGATATTGAAATTATGTCAAACGAAGATGCAATTGACGAAGTTACATACGACGACGATGACGACTTTTATGAAGACTACGGTGACATGTGGTTTAATACAGATTATGTTGACGAAGCTGAATATCAAGGTCGTAAAGTTGCACTTGGTAAACCAATGGCAGGTGATACAAAAAAGTTTAAAGTGTATGTCAAAAATCCAAAGGGTAACGTAGTTAAAGTTAACTTTGGACAAAAAGGTGTAAAAATTAAAAAGTCTAATCCGGCACGTAGACGCTCATTTAGAGCAAGACACAACTGTGATAATCCTGGACCTAGACATAAAGCAAGATATTGGAGTTGCAGGAAATGGTAAAAACAGTTGCAGATGAAATTAGAGAAATGGGCGATCGCCTAACAGCACTATTAGATCAACGAGCAGTTGACGAAGCAGGCGGGTATTATACACAACCGGTATACGACCTAATTAAAAAACACGGTATTGAAAAAGTAATGCATGAGCTACTAACATCTTTAGATGGTGATGCGATTCAAAGTTTTTTACAACGTGCGAATTTTGAGGACTAAGAAATGGTAAAACGCAACGAAATTTTAGAAAATGCTATGATGGATAACAGTCCTGAAATGAAAATTGGCAGCGAGTTACCATATGATGTACTCGACGATGTTGTTGTGTTTATGCAAAATGATCCAGATTTTTATAGAACCCAAACATATCCAGCGTTAGTTGATGTACAAAAAGCAATAAACAATGGCGGTAAATTTAGTAAGAAACAAATGTTTCCAATGATTGATAAAGCTATTGAATCATACGTCAAAAAGTTTGATGTGCCAAAACGTCCAGATAGATTATTACACACTGATGCTGAAAAAATGGAATGTGCTACTAGGCTGTTAAATGCCGAGAAGGAAAACTTTCGTAATAAGGAATACTAATGCGTTATCGTGAATTTAAAATACTCACTGAAGCTAAAGTAGGCCGAGAGTATCAACACTTAGAAGACTTAGTATTTGTCGATGGAAGCGCAGGTGCAGCCAAAGCAGCAGATATACTTAGTAAAATGGGCAGCGACAGTAGCGATATTGCTATCAAGTGGGACGGATATCCTACTATGTATTACGGCAGAGAACCAAGTGGCAAATTTGTACTAGTAGGCAAAAACGGCTGGGGCAGAAACAAAAGTTATTCTTCAGAAGATTTATATAAATTTATTACCAATACAGGAAAAGGCGAAGAGTGGCGTGAGCGTTTTGCTAGTGAAATGGCTGGTATTTTTAAAGTTATGGAAGCAGCAACTCCTCCTAACTTTAGAGGTTACATCTACGGAGATATACTTTATCATCCAGGCAAGCCAGTTACAAAAACTGACGAAGGCTTACAGTTTACGCCAAACCTAGTAACATATACTGTTGATCCTAACAGTGAACTAGGCAAGCGTGTAGCAAACAGTACAGTGGGCGTTACAGTACACACACGCTACGAAAACTTTGGCGATAGTACTGGCACACCAATTAGTGATGTAAAAGAATTAAACAGTAGCGATGCAGTTGTACTTGGGCAAACTTATGTAACACATCAGCCACAAGTAGATACAAAAGAAGTAGACGCTATTAGAACATTTGCAAAAAAATATGCAAGTGCAATTGACAGCTTCCTTGCTCCGGTACAAGGATTAAGTGATATGAAAAATATCATTTATACATATGTAAACCAAAGTAGTAGAGCACAGCAATTACAACAACTTGATAAAAACTTTTTTAGTTGGTTGCAAGGTAGTAAAGTAAGTTCTAACAAGCAAGCAAAAATCAAAGCAATGAGTGATGAAAATCCAAAAGCGTTGCCAGCAATTTTTAGTCTTGTAAAACAAATTATGACAGCAAAGGATCATATCATACAACAGTTAGATGATGCTCCAGCTGATGTAAAACAAAGCACCAAAGGCGAAAAAGGCGGTGAGGGATATGTAGCACTAGGTAGTAAAACTAAACTAGTGCCGAGACAAAGGTGGCAACCGTCATGAAGATAAGAAATTTATTTGAAGCATCAAAGACAGCAGTTCTAGCATTTGGAAGAATGAATCCTCCTACAATTGGGCATAAAAAATTAGCCGATAAAGTAGCAAGCATTCCTGGTGATCCTTATATTTTTGTGACACAAAGCCAAAAGCCAAAAACAGATCCGTTGCCATTTGCAGATAAATTAAAATTTGCACAAGCAAGTTTTCCAAATGTTAAAGTAGGCAGTAGTGATGTAAAAACTATTATACAAGCACTACAAAAAATTGAAGCTATGGGATATGATAGTATTGTATATGTTGCAGGCAGTGATAGAATACAAGATTTTACTACACTTATTAACAAGTACAATGGCAAAGAGTATAACTTTAAAGATATTCAAGTTGTAAGTGCAGGCGAACGTGATCCGGATGCAGAAGGTGCTGAAGGTATGAGCGCAAGTAAGATGAGAGCAGCAGCAGCAACAGGAGATTTTGATAGTTTCCAACAAGGTGTTGCTAATCCAAAGATTGCTCAACAAATGTATGACGCAGTACGCAAAGGTATGGGTGTATTAGAAAAGGCTCCTCCGGGTAGAGAAAAACAAGTCAAAAAACTAAAAGGCAAGTTTGACGATCCAGGTGCACCTTATGCTATTGCTTGGGCACAGCATAACAAACACGGCAAGCCTAAAAAGAAAACCAATGAAGGTTACAAACTACAACTAGAACGTGACACTGATATGATGGTGTTAAACATTGTTGACACTGCTACAGGCAAACGTACAGAAGTGCGTGGTAAGCCAGGTTACGAAACAGGCAACTATGATCCTAATGACAAGTTGCATATGCTATTAGATAAAATTGGCAAGAGTGCTGATATTTCACAACTAATGAACGGCGAGCCAGTAGGCATTAATCCAAAACACCCACAAGGTGCTAGTGCTAAGGCTGCTACTGATAAAGCATATAACGAAAACTTTGCTGACGGTAAAGTAAAAGGCAAAAGCAGACCAGGGCGTGTAAAACGTAGTGGTGCAAGTTGTAATGGTAGTGTAACAGCACTACGCAAACGTGCTAAGAACGCAAGTGGTGAGAAGGCTAAAATGTATCACTGGTGTGCTAATATGAAAAGCGGCAAGAAAAAGAAATGACCCAAGAAGAACTAGAACACTATATAGCTAAGTATAAAGAACACGAAGCACGTAGAGCTAGTACCAACGAAAGAAATGCATACTGGAATGAATATAGAAGATCTAAAGAAACTAGCAGGGATCAGTGAATTTAAAGGATACACTGAATACACTCTAGAAGATTTTAGCGATGCTGCAAATGCTAATCGTAAGAAAGAACGTGAGCAAAATATCAAACCAGGCACCGACGAATGGTTTAAACTATGGTTTAGTCAGCCTAAGATGCAAGGCAAAGGATTTAGAGGCCGCAAATGAAAATAGACGATTTATTTGAAGATGGACGTATTGTAAAAGGTGTTAACACTACCCCTGATGTTGGTGTTAATCAAACTAGTATTGAAGCAGCAAAATTAGGCTTTAAAGTAGACAAAGATGGTAAGCCGCCTACATTAAGTAGTAAGGTAAAAGGCAAGTCAACTAATGTGCTTTTTAACTTAGGAATGACCGAAGATACTACTCCGCGATATACTGCTGCAGAATGGGCTATTATCGAAGGCGGACACACGCTTGAGGAACCTGAAGAAAAAGTAAAGTTATTTGATTGGACTAAATACTAACATGAGACTAAGAGAGACCTTTAAAGCACCTGCATTTCATTTGTTTATGGCCGATTTACGCATTAGACAAAAGTATTACTCGCAAGCTATCAAAGTGCAAACACAAGCACGTAATGCCATTGAAGCTAAAAAGCAGCTTATGGCACAGTATGGTCCTGATACAAAAATTATTTCAATTAGGCGAAGCAAATGATTATAAGCGAAATTACAGGCGGCGGTAAGGCTGGACATCAAGCCAAAGGCAAAGATAAAATGCCTATAGCCAAAGGCGGTCGTACTAAGCATCCTTTAAAAGGTAAACTAGTAGGCGAAGCACAACTAGACGAAGCAGCACCTATTATTGCAGCAGCAATATGGTTGATTAAATTTGCAGCGGCACGTGGAGCATGGCCTATTATTAAATGGCTGATAAAAAGACACGGTGGCAAAATTGGTGCAGGTGCAGCCGCAGCATACTATATCGATCAAGGATGGGACTGGGTAATATCTCAAATTGGTGAAGAATATGCACAGATGCTTATTGATAACAAATTTGAAATCGGCATGGCAGTAGCACTTATACTAGGTGCAGTTGCTCTTAAAAAGTTTATTGAGAAAAAAGGCGAAGCATTAGTAGCCAAATATCAAGAAGAATCAATGTACGAAACAACAAGTGCTGGTGCAATTGCTTCAACTAATAATGGGTTTGCAGGTGGCGGCCCAGGAAGTATGCTACGCAGAGGTGCAGCACCAAAACGTAGAACAAAAAAGAAAAACAGATAAATAGTAGTAACCGGAGAATACTATGACAAATAAGAAACTTGCAGAACGTGATGTAGATGATAACTTCAACATCAATCCAAAGCACAAAGCTATTGCCGCACTAGGCAGAAAAATGATTGACATGAGTTCGAGAATGACTGGAACTGATGATAACACACTGATGATGGCAAATGCATTATCGAGACTGGGCGAATCACTTGAATCGTTTGGAGCAAGTTTTGGTCCAAAGAGTATGTCCGATGTTGTTAAAATGACAGGCATGAGTCAAGACGTTATTCAAATGTTAATTGGTAAAGCAAAAGCAGACAAAGATGCTTCAACTAATCGTGCAGCTGAACCAGCAGAAGGCAACAAGTTTTCCGGAGAACTTAAAAAAGCCAAAGACTCAGGCAAAGACGAATTTGAAGTAGACGGTAAAAAGCATAAAGTAGAAGCACTTAGACCTGGGCACGCCAAAGAGTTAAGAAACAAAGAACTTAACAAAGGCAAAGGTGCACCTAAAGCAGGTAAGACAACCGGGCCTGACGATTATGATTTCTTAAAGTATAAAAACAAAAAGAAAAAAGTAACAACCGAAGGTCTTGCTGATATGGCAGACATGGCAGAACGTGATCACGAAGTACAAATGGCACGTGCCGAACTATATAAAATTGCAAAGTATTCAATCAAACTACACGAAATTCTAAAAGGTGTTAGCGAAGCTGAAGGTATTGAAGGTTGGATGCAAAGTAAAATTACTAAAGCAGCAGACTATATCGGCAGTGTATATCACACACTAGACTATGATAAATCACCAATAGCAGCAACTGAAAGTCACAAGTTTACAATGGACGAAGCAGATGTTGTAAAGTACAAAAGCAGTTTAGATTCAAGACTTTCAGAAGCTAAAGGTACATGTAAAGAATGTGGCAATCCAAGTTACACAACACTACCAGAAGAAAAGCAAAAAGGCGTTGACGGCAAAGTATGCTGGAAAGGATACAAGCGTATGGGCACCAAGAAAAAAGGTGGCAAAACTGTAGACAACTGCGTTAAAATGTAGTGTGGAAGACAGTGCTGAGGACTTTGTTTGGCACAATATTGATCCAGCCCACATTTGGGTAATGGACAAACTTATACTCGCTCGTAAATTAAAATATAATAGTGGCCCGGTCGGACTAGATGTTCCGCATCCGGGCTTTTATATTGTACGTCCGTGTGTCAACATGCTAGGCTTAGGTTTAGGCGCACAAAAGGCTTGGATCGAAAAAGAAACAATGCATCTTCCAGTAGGACACTTTTGGTGCGAGTTCTTTGAAGGCGATCATTATAGTGTAGATTATTTTGAAGGAAAGCAATTGTTGTGTGTACAAGGACACAAGCCTGAAGATACATTTACTAGGTGGACTGATTGGCGTAGAGATGATAAGAAATTTACGTTTCCTGCAATACTAAACGAATTAGTAGAACAGCATCCTTGGATGAACTGCGAGTTTATAGGTGGCAAACTGATTGAAGTACACCTAAGACGCAACGAAGACTTTGATGGAAATATAAATCATTTTATTCCAGTTTGGGAAGGCGAAGACACAACTCCTCCTGATGGATATTCATATAAAGATTATCCTGATGTACACGGACGTATAGGTGCATTTATTCGTTGACAAACTGCAACTAATCGTATATAGTATAAGAAACACATAGGAGAAATGTATGAGCGATAGAGTATACGGCCAAGAAGAAAAAGCCAAACTAGAACGACTAGTTAAAGAAGGCGTTACAGTATTACAAGAAATTGAAGATCTACAAGGCGGACTAAAAGAAACTGTAAAAGCAGTAGCAGAAGAACTAAATGTAAAGCCTTCGCTAATCAATAAAGCAATCAAAGTAGCACAAAAACGTGACTGGAGTCGTGTACAAGACGAGTTTGAAGATCTCGAAACTATTGTTGCAACAACTGGGTACGACAGTGACGCATAATAAATGTTTCCGCTGGGTGTAGTACAATTTTATATTAGTCATACTTGTAATCTAGCGTGTCCAGGGTGTTTAAGTTTTAATAACTATAACATTTCTGGACACGACCTTTTTAGTGACTACAAAAACGATGCTATAGCATGGAGTAAAATATTAGATCCAATTGATATGAGCATCATCGGCGGCGAACCTATGAGCAATCCTGATCTACACAATTGGGCTATAGGATTACGTTCAATATTTCCGTACTGCAAAGATTTTAAAATATGCACAAACGGACTTCTTATAGATAGATGGAAACACAATCTTGTTGAATGGTGGAATGCAGGTATTGTTGTTGAAGTAAATGCACATACACCAGAACATTTTGCAAAAGCAGAACAAGACATTGAATCAGCTATTGGTAACAAAAATATAACAAAAGTTACCGGTGCAGAAATAAACAATGTTCCAAAATATTATAAAACTGATTACACTGTATTTTATGTACAAGACAATCGTGTAGTTGCTATGATAGCCGAAGAGTTTGATTTTTACCAATGGGGTTCAAAAGATCATATCAACGATCAAATTAATTTTTATAAAAACAATTCTGAAGATGCACACAATGCTTGCGACATTAACGATTGTCATTATATTTACAAAGGCAAACTTTACAAGTGTGGAACATTAGTTGGAGCGCAAGCACTTGTTAAAAAATATGCAATAGAACCTAGTGCTGAAAAACTAATAAAAAAATACAAACCATTAGAACATACAGATAAAAATATATTACACAAAGTATCAAGGCTAACATCAGATGCAATCAAACAATGCTCGTTGTGTCCTATAGAGCCTAAGTATACTACAATAACCAATAATGATGTTAAGAAGGTCAGAGCCCCAACTAAATACTCTGATAGCTAATAAAGGAAAAATACATGAAACAAGGACATATTGAACCATGTTGGCAAGGACAACAATTTTATAGTTTACCATATGAAAGTGCAGGAGGCTATGGAGGCGATGAATATATCAAATATGGACACGATCCTTATAAAGTTATTATCAATAATGATGTATACGTAGGCCCTAAAGAAATTATGCCTGAATTCTGGAAAGGTGTAGTTGAACAACTTCCAGACCACGATCATTTTGAAGTTGCAATTTATAGAACACCGCCAGCAAATATTCTTCCTTTGCACAAAGACATGTATGCAAACTTTATGAAGATGCATAACATTACAGACGTTAATACTATTACACGTTATATTGTATTTTTAGAAGATTGCAAACTAGGACATTATTTCCATGTAGAAGACACATGCTTGTGTGATTGGAAAAATGGCGACTGGATTAGCTGGACAGGTAGTGCGCCACATGCTGCATATAACATGGGCATTGAACACCGTTTTACAATGCAAGTTACTGCCTTTGATAGATGAAAGTAGTATATGGTGCTGACAAAGAAGGAGTCATTGAGCCTGACTTAAAACAGGTCCTTACTCCTACGGAACAGCACTTTTTATATTATTCAGAAGAAGGTCGTAATGTTAAAGATTTACAAGGCGCAGTAACAAATAACAATTGTAAATATTTTTGGCATTGTAATCATTCAGATCCATACATCGGCACAAAAGATTATCACATAACTTGGCCTGAATTTGATATGTTACTTAGTATTCAGCCATTAGTACAACAAAGACAATCGCCTACACACTTGTATTTCAGTCAACAAAAGTCATTAGGATATCATCGAGATTTGTTAATGAGTCTTTTGTATAGACAAAGGCTATTGTCAAAAGGACTTGTAAGTTATGCAGAAGACTCAGGACCTGATGAAGACCATTTAACAATTAAATACACAAAAGATTCACAAAAATCTAAATTTAATAAATCTTGGCGCAATAACATACACAAATGGTTTCCTAGTGATGGACATGATAGCAGTTTAGTATGGAATATAGAAGATAACCCACCACCGCCTATTAGCACATGGTACAAGTCTTGTTTTAATATTATTACAGAAAGTTACTATGATATTGAGGCAAAAGATACTAGTTTACTTACAGAAAAAACATACAGTTGTTTACTACATGCCCAGCCTTTTATTATTGTAGGATGCCAAAACATACATAAAAAAATAGAAGACGAAGGATATAAATTATATACAGATGTATTTGATTATTCTTTTGATAAATTACCAACTATAGAAGCACGAACTGAAGCAATAGTAAAACAAATAAAAAACCTAAAAATAAACATGTTTAAATCGACTATAGAAACTGCTAAGTATAATCAGACTGTATTCTTAGACAAGTTAAAAAGATTGCAATTACCTAGTATTTTAACTAGTGAAGATTACGTGTTCTATCCAGAAGCACAACGACATAAAGAAAAAATATTAAAAATAAAAAAATATGCGGACAATATGTAATGGCAGTTGTTGTAGGATTTACTAACGATCAACAGCCAGAAGCAAACTTGGCGGAAATATGCGATATAGTTGACGAACTACATTTGTTTTACTATATGGAAGAAGGTTACGACTCAGACTGGATAATTGACTACGTTCGAGACAAGAGATTTACACGTTTTGTTAAGCAAGGAAAACTAAAGTGGCACTGTACTCATATGGATCCGTACACTACCAAAGAACCAATGCACTACGAGTTCCCGGGATACATGCGACTTACTGGTATACAGCCTACAAACTACAATAAAAATATTGATAGACTATTTTGTTGTCAACAACAGTCGCTTGGATATCATAGAGACTATTTACTGGATAAATTATACGACAACCAACTACTAGAAACTGGCTATGTAAGTTACAGTCAAACAGCAGTAGGGGACGATGACGATACCTTACATAAAAGATACTTAAAAAGCGTAAAAAATAAGCCGCTGCATAGAAACTGGGAAGGAAAAATTGTAAAATGGTTTGATTATGATAAACACGACCCAGTATTAGTTTACGACTATTTTGATAACCCGCCGCCACCGCTTGATGTATGGAACAAAAGTGCTTTTAATTTAGTTACTGAAAGTTACTACGATATATCTGTTGTAGATACTACATTATTAAGCGAAAAAACATATAGTTGTTTATTTCAATCACAGCCGTTTTTACTTGTAACTTGTAAGAATATGCACAGACATTTAGAAGACGAAGGCTATAAATTACACCACGATGTATTTGATTATAGTTTTGACGCACACGATACTATCGAACAACGCATAGATTCAATTGTAAATCAAGTAAAAGATCTAAATAACAGTACAGCATTGCATAATGCATTAGAAAAAACAGCAAAACAAAATCAAGAGATACACATTAAAAAAATGAAAAATATGGAATTACCTAGTATATTGTATAACAAAAGTTACCAATTTTTAACTAGAGCAAAAAAACTCAGACATGATATACTTTATGCTAAATCATTTGTTGACAACATTGTCTAAATATGTTATATTAAGAAATAAGTAGGAGATTGAATGGCATATGTAGATGCATTTTTTGACAGAGATTCGGATATTATCCGTGTTGTCGAACGCAAGGATGGAAAGAGACATTTCCATGAATACCAAGCAAAGTATACATGGTATTATGAAGACCCACGTGGCAAATACAAAAGTATCTATGGCGATCCGCTAACAAGAGTTGTATGCAAAAACACAAAAGACTTTCGCAAGGAACTTGCTATTAACAAAGGCAAGACAATGTTTGAAAGTGATGTAAATCCTATCTTCCAGTGTTTGAGTGAAAACTATCTTAATCAAGACGCACCTAAACTAAACGTAGTGTTTTGGGATATTGAGACTGACTTTGATCCAGAGCGAGGCTTTGCTCCAGTTGAAGATCCGTTTATGCCTATTACTGCTATTACTGTACATCTGCAATGGCTCGACATGCTTGTAACTGTTGCTATGCCTCCAAAAGGCTTGCCATTTGAAGAAGCAAATGCAATGTGTAAAGAACGCTGGGGAGAAAGTTGTATACTATTTCCAAATAGTGAAAAAGGTGAACAAGACATGCTATCAACATTTTTAGACTTGATAGAAGATGCCGATATTCACAGTGGATGGAATAGTGAAGGATATGACGTTCCATATACAGTTAACCGTATTAAGCGTGTGCTAAGTAACGACGATACAAGACGTTTTTGTTTGTGGGGACAAAAGCCCAAGCGTAGAGAATATGAAAAGTTTGGTAAAACATCAGAAACATATGACACCATCGGAAGAGTACATATGGACTATCTTAACTTGTATCGCAAGTATACATATGAAGAACGTCACACATATAGACTAGATGCTATTGGCGAAATGGAAGTTGGCGAGAATAAGACTGTATACGAAGGTACACTTGATCAACTTTACAACAATGACTTTGAGCGTTTTATTGAATACAATAGACAAGACGTTGCACTACTAGACAAACTAGACAAGAAACTACGTTTTATTGATCTTGCTAATGAAATTGCGCATGACAACACTGTGCTATTGCAAACAACAGCAGGTGCAGTTGCAGTTACAGAACAAGCAATTGTTAACGAAGCACATAGACGTGGACTACAAGTGCCAAACAGAAAAAATCACGAAGGTAATACAGCAGCAGCTGGTGCATATGTTGCATTTCCAAAGAAAGGTGTGCATGAATGGATTGGTAGTATGGACTTGAACAGTCTGTATCCAAGTATTATTCGTGCAATGAACATGGCACCTGAAACTATTGTAGGACAAATACGTTTGGATCTTACAGATGAGTTTTTGCACAATGCAACTACACTTGAAAAGAAAAGTTTTGCAGGTGCGTGGGAAGGAAAATTTGCTACATTAGAATATGATGCAGTTATGGAAAAACGCAAAGACGTAGCACTAACACTTGAATTAGAAGATGGAACATCACACGTATTAAGTGGCGCTGAACTTTGGAAACTTATATTTGACAGCAATCAACCTTGGATGCTTAGTAGCAATGGTACTATTTTTACAACAGAAATTGAAGGAGTTATTCCCGGACTACTAAAGCGTTGGTATAGCGAACGTAAAGAACTACAAGCAATGCTTAAAAAAGCAAAAGATGCAAAAAATGATGCAGAGATTGAATACTGGGACAAGCGACAGCTGGTTAAAAAGATTAACTTGAACAGTTTGTATGGTGCTATTCTTAATCCAGGTTGTAGATTCTTTGATAAACGTATTGGACAGAGTACAACATTAAGCGGCAGAACTATTGTTAAGCATATGAGTGCCGAAGTTAATAAGGTTATCACAGGCGAGTATGATCATGTTGGTAAAGCAATGATATATGGCGACACAGACTCTTGTTATTTTAGTGCGTATCCTGTACTAAAAGATGATATCAACAAAGGAAATATTCCATGGGATAAAGACAATGTAATTACATTGTATGATCAAGTGTGCGAACAGGCAAACACTACATTTCCACAGTTTATGCTAGATGCATTTCACTGTCCAAGATCACGTAGCGATGTGATTGCAGCAGCAAGAGAGATTGTTGCAGAAACAGGATTGTTTATTACTAAGAAACGTTATGCAGCACTAGTGTATGACATCGAAGGCTTTAGAAGTGACAGCGACGGCAAAAGAGGCAAAGTAAAAGCAATGGGCTTGGACTTGAAGCGCAGTGATACTCCAGTTTTCATGCAGGACTTCTTAAAAGATTTGCTCGATATGGTACTAGATAAAAAGCCTGAAAAAGAACTACTTGATGCTATTAGTGAATTCCGTAAAGAGTTTAAAGAAATGCCCGGGTGGGAAAAAGGCGCACCAAAACGTGCAAACAAGATTGGACACTACAGACGCTTAGAAGAAAAGCAAGGCAAAGCAAACATGCCAGGGCATGTAAGAGCAAGTCTTAACTGGAATACATTGAAGCGTATGAATGGAGACAAGTATTCGCAAGAGATTGTAGATGGTATGAAAGTTATTGTTTGCAAACTAAAGCAAAATCCACTAGGTTATACAAGTGTTGCATATCCTACAGATGAATTGCGTATTCCAGAATGGTTCAAGGAACTGCCGTTTGATGGAGATGCAATGGAAGAGGTTATTATTGATAATAAACTAGGCAACCTTATTGGTGTGCTTAACTATGACTTAGAAAGCACAAAACAAAAAACAACATTTAACACTTTATTTGAATGGGATTAAGATTGGATTTATATAACCATCCTTATGGTCTTTGTGTGTCAGTTGACAAAGATAATGCTATTGTACGCATACCAAAAAATGCTTCGAGCTTGGTAGCTAACTATGGCCTAGAACGAAATTGGTTTTATGTTGGAAATGAATTACATCTTGTAAAACCAAAATTTTTTCATGTTGTGTTAAGAGACCCATTAGAGCGTTGGATTAGCGGAGTTCTTGAATTTCAACAAAGAAAAAAATATCCTGTAATAAAATTTTTAGAAAATTTAAAAAAAATTGAGTTTGACGAACACACAGTTCCACAATACAAATTTTTACCAGCTTATGGAAAATTATACTTTTATAATATGGATGATGGAGGTTTAGATATATTATTAAAACATAAATTTAAGCTATTTCCACAAACACCACCATTGCCTAAAATTAATTCTACTAAAGAAACCAAGCAGAGAGAAATTCAAAATAGAATAATAGCAGCAATGGATAAAAGTCTTGTTAATGATATTAAGGAATATTACGCAGAAGATTACAAATTAATAAAGGAACATTTGCTATGAAAGTAGGATTTACATGTAGTACGTTTGATCTATTACACGCAGGACACGTACAAATGTTGCGTGAAGCAAAAGAACAATGCGATTATTTACTAGTTGGACTACAAATGGATCCAAGTGTAGATAGAACAGAAAAGAACGCACCTGTACAAAATATTGTAGAACGTTATACACAACTTAAAGCAGTGAAATATGTAGACGAAATCATTCCATATGGCACCGAACAAGACCTAAAAGATATCTTGACAATGTATAATATTCATGTTAGAATATTAGGTGTAGAGTACAAAGATAAAGACTTTACTGGTAAAGAAATATGCTTACAACGTGGTGTAGATTTTTATTTTAACAAACGAGATCACAGATTTAGTACAAGCGATCTTAGAAAAAGAGTATGTGAAGTATGACAATAGAATTTGTTTTTGATGTTGATGGTACACTAACTCCAAGCCGTGGTGAAATCGATCCTGAATTTAAACAGTTCTTTGATAAGTTTTGTATAAAGAATAATGTATATTTTGTTACAGGAAGTGACAAAGCAAAAACTGTTGAACAGCTCGGCGAAGATACTTATGCATTGGCTAAAGTAGTGTTCAATTGTTCCGGAAATGACATCTATACTACTGGTGTTAATGTACGCAAAAGCGAATGGACACTGCCGAGTCAGTTAAGGAAAATGCTCGAGGGATGGTTACAAGGTAGTAATTTTAAATACCGTACAGGAAACCATATTGAAGAACGTCCTGGTACTGTAAACTTTAGCATTATAGGACGTAACTGCACATTAGACGAACGTAAAGAATATATCAAATACGACAAATTAATGCGTGAACGTGAAAGTATTGCTTTTCAAATTAATCATTCTTTTAAAGAAATTACTGCTACTGTAGGCGGCGAAACAGGCATCGATATCTATCCTACTGGATGTGATAAAGGACAAGTATACTATGAATTTAGTAAAGGTGCCACAATACACTTTTTTGGCGACAAAATGGAACCAGGCGGAAACGATTATCCACTAGCTAAATTACTAAAACATCCTAGTAAAGCTATCCAAGTAGATAATTGGCAACATACATGGAAGTTACTTAAAGAATATGATTAAAATAGGCATTGCTGGATATGGCTATGTAGGCCAAGCACACTACGAAGCATTAAAAGACTATTATGAAGTACTAATTAGTGATCCAGCAAAAGGACATTATGAAGACTTACGACATTGCGATTGTGTAATTGTTTGTGTAGCAACACCCGAAGCTAAAGATGGTACTTGCTATATGCAAAATGTGTATGATGTACTCAACGATCTTAAAAATGTACCAATATTGATTAAAAGTACTATAAGCATTGTGGGCTGGCAGTATATCAATAGAACATTCCGAAACGTAAGTTTTTCACCAGAGTTTTTAAGAGCAGAATCTGCACTAGAAGACTTTAAAAACAATAATACTATACTTATTGGCGGCAATAGTGTACATTTTTGGCAAGAGATTTTTCTTAATAGTATGGGAAATATTAACATTGATATTGCTGATCCCGAAGAACTTATACTAGTTAAGTATTTTCGCAACAGTTTCCTTGCTACAAAAGTGGCTTTTTTCAATGAGATATACGATCTGTGTAAAAATACAAATGCTGACTACAATACTGTTGCCAAACTAATTAGCATGGATTCACGTATTGGCACTAGCCATACAACTGTTACCGAAGAGCGTGGATTTGGAGGACACTGCTTCCCTAAGGATGTAAGTGCATTATTAAAAATGGCAGAAGATTTAGGAAATAATCTAAATATACTTGAAGCTGCTAACAACTATAACAAAAGGATAAGAAAGTGAAAATAATTGCTGGAAACGCTAACATGGCTCTAGTAGAATCTATTGCAGAACATTGTTTTGCAGCACTAGTTCCATCTAAAATTGCTACATTTGCAGATGGTGAAACAACTGTAGAGTTTCATGATAATATACGTGGCGAAGATGTTTTTATAGTACAAAGTACATGTACTCCTGTAAATGATAGCCTAATGGAACTGTTGATTATGATCGATGCTGCAAAGAGATCGAGTGCCAGACGGATCACAGCAGTTATTCCTTACTTTGGTTACGCAAGACAAGACCGTAAAAGTGCTTCACGTACACCTATTACAGCAAAACTAGTTGCTAACTTACTAACAACAGCAGGTGCAGATAGAATACTTACAATGGATCTACACGCAGGACAGATACAGGGCTTCTTTGATATTCCTGTAGACGACTTAACAAGTCGATTGGTGTTTGCTAAAGATATCAAACGCAATGTAGGAACAGAACAAGGCACAGTGTTTGTATCGCCAGACGCAGGTGGAGTTGTTCGTGCTAGAAAGTTTGCTGATATGTTCCATGCAGACATTGCTATTGTAGACAAGATGCGTCCAGAAGCAGGCAAAAGCGAAGTCATGAACTTGATCGGCAATGTAGAGGGTAAACATGCCATTCTGGTTGATGACATCATTGACTCAGGCGGTACACTATGCAATGCAGCTAAAGCAATTATAGATGCAGGTGCATTATCAGTACGTGCATACATCACACACGGTGTTCTAAGCGGTGAAGCATGTCAAAAGGTTGAAAAGAGTGTACTAGAAGAACTAGTAGTAACAGACAGTATTAACAATCGCTGTCCAAAGAATTGCAAAAAGACCCGATACGTGAGTGTAAGCCAACTATTTGGCGAAGCTATCAGACGTGTCACAAACGAAGAATCAGTTAGTAGTTTATTTGGTTGACTTTACACCAAATATACAGTATAATAATGCATATAGGAGAATTAGATGCACGACATTTTACAAGACATTGTAAGCCATACACACAAATTAGGCTTTATTACAACACTAAAAGTTACAGCTGAAACCAATACACAGATCGAAACAATGGCAGACGATCGTAGTGTTATTATGACAGCAGAAACACACAATCCAGTAAGCGAATTTGCTGGTACATTTGGTATGCCAGACTTAGGCAAACTTGCTTATCACTTAAACAATCCAGAGTATAAAGAAAACGCTAACATTGCGGTTGTTGAAGCAGATCGCAACGGCGAAACTATTCCAACACACATTCACTTTGAAAACACAACTGGTGATTTTAAAAATGATTATCGTTTTATGAACAAACAGATTATTGAAGAAAAACTAAAAAGTGTTAAGTTCAAAGGCAATAGCTGGGATGTTGAAATCCAACCTACAATGGCAAGTATTGCACGTATGAAACTTATGTCTGGCGCACACAGCGAAGAAAATGTGTTCCAAGTTAAAACAGAAGATGGTAATCTAAACTTTTACTTTGGCGACGAAGCTACACACGCAGGTTCGTTTACATTTGAACACGGAATCGAAGGATCATTAACTCATACTTGGGCGTGGCCTGTAGCACAAACTATTGCTATCTTAAACTTAGATGGTGATAAAACACTTAGCATCACAGATCAGGGTGCAATGAAAATTAGTGTAGACAGTGGCATGGCAACATATGACTACATTCTACCAGCACAGCAGAAGTAATACATGAATACAGATCTCACAGAAGCACAACAAGACTATGCACATTTTTTGCCTAGTATTAGTGGCTTCTATGCCACGTTTATAGGCAAACAACGATTCCAAGAGTATGTTGAACCTGGAAGAATTCCAAGTGGTATTAACAACATGGAAGGTATGAACTTTTTAAATCCAAAAGAAGGAGCGTTCCACTACAAATGGGCGCTTTATTCTGCAGGACATGCAGAGCTTGACACAAACAAATTCAGTGAAAAAGAAGATATGTTGCGTAACCGCGACAGAGATAACAGCTGGCTACTTGGCGACTCTGGAGGGTTCCAGATTGCTAAAGGTTTGTGGCCTGGAGACTGGACTAATCCAGATTGTCCCCATGCTGCAAAAAAACGTGAACTAGTTGTTAACTGGATGGAAGAGTATATGGATTATGGAATGATGTTAGATATTCCAACATGGACATTCCAAGATAAAAAAGCAGCCGATGCAGCAAATATTCGTAGTTATCAAGATGCTGTAGATGCTACACACATTAATGCACGTTATTATATGGATAATAGACGTGGTAACTTTAAAGTACTAAATGTACTACAAGGTAGTACACACAGTGATGCTGATAGCTGGTACGAAGAGTTTAAAGATTACTGCGATCCTGTAAAATATCCAGACACACACTTTAATGGCTGGGCAATGGGTGGACAGAACATGTGCGATGTACATCTTATCTTAAGACGCCTTGTGCATATGATACACGATGGCTTACTAGAAGAAGGATTGCATGATGTAATGCACTTCCTTGGTACTAGTAAACTAGAATGGGCTGTATTGCTTACAGATATCCAACGTGCAATACGCAAGTATCACAATCCAAACTTTATGATTACATATGATTGTGCTTCGCCGTTTCTTGCAACAGCAAACGGACAAATTTATCACAGTATTCGTATTGAAGACCGTGGCAAATGGAGCTATATGATGTCGCCTGGAGCTGATGCATTAAAATATGCTACAGATACACGCAAGTTTAGTGACGCAGTTATTACAGATCGCATACTAGATGCATTTGAAGATTCTCCTATTAGTAAACACTGCAAAATGAATGATATTTGTATCTATGCAGAAGGTGATAAAAACAAAGTTGGTTCACCTAAAATTAAAGCAGGTGATATAGACTTAGACAAGCATGGCGATCCTATATTAGATGAAGATGGAAATCCGGTAGTACGTAAAAAAGATAGTACCAGTTGGGATAGCTTTAGCTATGCACTACAAATGGGCCATAATGTTTGGATGCACATTGAAAGTACACAACGTGCAAACAGAGAATACGACAATGGCAAGTTTCCATACATGCTTATAAATGACAAAGACTTTCCAGGTTGGGGAGTTGTTAAATTTAAAGAAGTTGTAGACGAAATCTTTAGTCTCAAAGATCGACAAAAGAGTCTAGACTTGATTGAAAAATACGATCGTTATTGGATGCATGTTATTGGAACACGCCTAAATATTGGTAAGAAAACTAAAAATGCATTAACAAACTTTGGTAAACTTTTTGAGGAAGTATAATGACTACAGTAGAAAACTTAAAAGCATATATTGCAGAACTTACAAAAAAACATAGAGCGCTAGATGAAAAAATTATCGAATTAGAAAAAAAGCTCTATGTAGATCAAGAAGTAAGAACATTAAAAACGCAGAAGTTATTCTACAAAGATGAACTACATCGAATAGAAAATAAAATAAATGCAATGGAGAATGGAGTAAATGGATCCAAATGAGAAAAAAATTCGTTTAGAAACTATCGAAATGGCACTAGAAGATATCGAAACTATTATTGCTAACATGGAAGAAAAAAACTATCCTAAAAAAGAAATCAACGAATACTATAAAAAACGCTGGGATCTTTGGCAGGAACAGTATAAAACGAGGAAATCATGAAAAGAGTATATGACCAAGGAACAGATATTGAAAGTGTTCAATATTTTGTTGGAACAGAAGTTGAACATACCCCACAGTTTGGAAAGAAAACACTATTTGTTGTAGGTGCTATGGATCCTGATGAAGTAATGGCTATGGCCGAAATGCAAGGATGTAAACATATCTATTGTGGTGCTAATATGAGTTTTAATGTCACTAGCAATACAGAAAGCGAATGGAAACCTTGGGAAGCTATGGTATTTCCATTATTAAAAGAAGGTTATTGGGTTACACTAGATGCTGATGTAAGCCAAGTTGAAGGCTTATTAGAAAGTGGATTCACGGAACACAACCGTTTTATTCCAATGATTAGTGTGAAACTACCATATATCGATCAACTTGGATATAACGCTTGTTTAAAAATTGACGATAAAGACTTCGATGCAAGTAATCCTGGTGTATGGGTTCATAGATTACACGATTTAAAAGAGAAGGCTGTCTTTACAGACTGGTCTAAATACACTACAGACACAATTATCACTTGACAATATGCAACAAGAACGCTATTATACATATATGCAAAGACGCATGAGAGAGGAAGATGCTAAGATGAGCACGACACACAGACTACAAAATGCAAAACGCAGTATTTGGGTTACCTTTACTAAAGAAGGCATTCACAAATACCCAGCAGCACTAGAAGATCCTGCACTAGCAACAGGTGACGAGTATGATGTAAGTTTCTTAGGATACCCACATCGTCATACATTTCACTTTAAAGTGCAAATTCAAGTAACACACAACGATCGCGACATTGAATTTATTCAATTTAAGCGTTGGTTGGAATCACTGTATGCAGGTGATATCCTGCAACTAGATTACAAGTCATGCGAAATGATTGCAGATGATTTGTATGAACAGATTAACGACAAGTACCCCGGCCGATTTGTCGTTATTGATGTCGCCGAAGATGGCGAGAATGGCTGTCAAATTGTTTACCCAGCATAAAGGAAATAAGGTAAATGAATATCACATTTAATCGTGATGCGTATCAGAAAGTATTTAACGATCTGGACGAATACCGCGACTACTGTCGCTTTGAAGGTAAAGTGTTTGATGAAAAATCACTTTATAAAAAGTCTGATCCTGTATGGCAGGCATATCAGAAGTATCAAAACTATTTACGTGCTAAAGCACGTGGTGGTAAACCTCGGAGACGCTAATGCGTAAACTATTTTATATGGGCTTAGAGCCATATGAAGGACGTTATACACTCCAGTTGCAAGACTGGAGTGAACGTGCTTTTAAAAGACGTAATATTGATTATGTAGTTGTACCAGGTACAACAATTGATGACACTAAAGCTATTAGTGTTGGACAAGTTCTTGATGCACATGGACGCAGTTACTTTGCTATGTCGCAAATGATGAATTTAGTACAAATGATGCGTAACGGTGAAGTAACAGG